GTTAGTCTCCGCAACAATTGAAGCATTAATTTGTGAGGAATAGTTTTTGTTTTATCAAATTCTAATTTGTGTTGTATTGACTGTTCAACATGATCCTTTGCTCCTTGCGGAACTGTTTCATATTGTTTTAAAATACTTTCGTTATCAAATAATCCTAGTCCATGCATCACTAATGCATAGTTATATTCGTTAAACAAAACTTTTTTAGTATGTGTAGTCATGTCGTCAGCAATTGGCATTCTGACTTTCCACATACGTAAGTTTTTATCTAAACTATCTGGTAAAGTTACTTCTGATACTGCCTTCCAAAACGGTGTGTCTCTTCTTTCAGTAATATAATGTAGTACAATAAAGTCTCTAATATTATCCATAATAGCAGTAACTTCAAGATTATATCTATTAATTGTTTCTTCATTATAATTTACAAGACGTTGTGCTAATAAGAATGTTTGATTAATGCTACTACCAATACTACTTGCTTCTAATGGTTCTACAAAACTTTGACTTAGTCCAATAGCACATACATTACTAATCCATGCTTTGTCAAGTGTGCCTGGATCAAATTTAATATGTTTTGCTACTTCAACACCGTGTCCTAAATATTTTTCAACTTCAGTATGTGCTTGTTCAGCTGTAATAAAATCACTATCAAATATATAACCATTGCCGGTGCGTCCTTGAACAGGTATACGAAACATCCAACCAGCATCCATTGCTTTTGCAAGTGTCCATATTGGTATTTCATCTCCTTCTGGTGTGGGAAACACAATAGCTTCTTTCATTTTAAGATACTTACTGTAGCTTTGCCACTCAGAACCAACTGCACTAATTAGTAAACGACTAAATCCTGTACAGTCTATATAAAAATCGTAATCATATAATTCTTTTTCGCCTTGTATTGTTTGTACTTTGTTCCATTCACTAACATTTACACTAGTAATCTCATCATCAATAACGTTAATACCTTTGTCTATTGCAAACTTAGTTAAAAAGTCATTTAACTTTGCAGTATTAAAATGATATTGTGCTACTCCAGTGTCATTAGGACGCTCGTCCATAAATTTATTAAATGGTGTTTCATTATTCCAAAGGTATTCACCTGTTAACTCTCTAGCATCTACCTTTTCACCAATTAATTTAGCATATGCAATTGGTGCACCTAGTTGTTCGGCAACGTATGGCTCATGAACACTTTGTAAGTATGGTTTCTCACTCCAGTCTTCAAACATAATACCAGATTTAAAACTAGCATCACATTCATTAATAAGTTCACCTGTTTGAATACCAACGAAATCCATAAAGGCAGACCAATGTTCTGTGCTACCTTCACCTACACCGATAGTTCCAATCTTGGTAGATCGAATTACATCAATTTCAAAGTTTGGAAAACTTGTTTTTAATATTAACGCTGACACAAAGCCTGCTGTGCCGCCACCTACTACTGCTATTTTCATTTTGTTCCTAGTGGTCTAATGTATACCATCCGCTTATAATGTACTTAACGCCTTTGTAGATAGGATTGCCCCGATGTGGATGCGTAAATGATGTAGGAAAGATAGCTAATCTTCCAGGTGCAGGTTTGATTTTATGTCCTTGATACAAGAACTCTGTTTCGCCGCCTTCTTCAACACCATTCAAATATAATGTGTATGCTAATACTCGAGTACTTGTTGGTACATCTGCATTTTCACAATGCCATGCGTGGTATCCTTGGTGTGGTTTTGTTTTTTGGACACTCATACCTTTTGCTGTATGTTGAAATAATAATCCTAAGCTCTCGTATTTTGTTTTATACTTTTCTAAATACGTTTTGTTTAGGGTTTCAAAGAAAAATTTACATAAATCTTCGTCAGCATGGTAATGACTGTTGTGATTTGCCCAGTCCATGTATATACGTTCGTCTTGATTTCTATCAATACCTTGCTGTTGTATTGCAGTCATCTGCATTGAAGACAGCTCTTCAAATCTTTTAATTACTTGTTTGCAAAAGTCAATCGGATATACATTATCATATACTTCTACTCCATCAAAGTTATCATCCATGCTATTCTCCTATATAAAAAACTGCTGATTCATTCTGTAGTTATCATTTACAAACATACCTGGCTTAACATATGCAGTATGTAATACTGCCTGATTGTATAATACCATTCTATTAAACACCATTGGTATCATTCCAATCATTTTCCAGTCATGTGAACTATCAGTAATGTATTGTGTTACTGGAATCTTACCTTCTACATCCATAGTAACGTGAAAATCATTCTCTACTACACTGTCAGTATAAAAGTGTTTGCCACCAAACTCGTAAAAACTTGTTCCGCCAGCAGATTCGTTTTCGTTGTTTAGATAGATTGTACTAGCAAGATTCATGCCTGATCGATTGTCTTGATGTGGTGCAAGTGGAGGCAATCCTTCTGATTGCATAACATTAATCATAAATGTTGCGTTCATAAAACTTCTATCCATGTATCCTGGTTCGTACTGATACATTATCTCTGGAAAAAACTCTGATGCTAAGTGGTGAAATGGTTGAGCTAGACTTGATAGCTCATAAAATGCATTAATTCGTAGTGCAGGGTTGCCGCCTCTAATACGTCTATTAACAGATGCTGGAATATCTAAAGCAAGTTGTCTTACTAAGTGTGGATTTTTATAAAAGTTATCCACTACTAATACATGTACACCTGCTTTTCCAAACTTGTATAATCTTGTGTCGTAGTCTTCGTTGACAGCAAATGTTTCTTCTTCGTTAATTGTATTTTTAATCATCTTGTTTCTCCGATAGTACAAAATTAGCACTAATTGTTGACCTTACTTGGTCGCTAGTATTATTAGATACGTAATGTTCTAGGTTACTAGGAAAAAATACAATATCACCTTCTTCTAAAGGAGGTGTTACTCTATTATTGTATCTAAATGGTTGTGTAGTTAATGATGGAAGACCTGACTGATGCAAAAAATCATATGCTTTGTTGTAGAATACAAAGTTACCACTGTCTTTAGGAGTATGCATCATGTATGCACAACTAATTTGTGATACTCCTACATGGTTGTGTACTTCTTGATATGAGCCCGGATTATACTTATTGAGCCAACATTCAATCCTATAGTCTAATGTTAAGTCTATACTAAAGTTTTCAAGATATTCGTTTAGTCCGGTAATTGCTGATCTAATAAATGTCTTAAATGGTAAGTTTGAAGCATCAGGGTTACCATATGTAGTATCCACAGGACTGTACCAAGAAGGAATTTTACTAAAATACTCATCTTTATCAAGTATATCAGCAAAGTCTTGTTGTACTTGTTCATGCTCCGGTAGTTTTATCTTATATACTGGAATCGAATATAAGTTTACCAGCATTAGTTCTTCATTTCAATTAGTTTGCCATACTCGGGTAGGTAACAATACTCCATCTCACTATTATAAAGTGTACGTACAGCATCATCTAGAGTTTCAACTAGTGGTTCGCCACCTAAGTTAAAACTAGTATTGAAAATAATTGGAACTCCTGTTGCTTTATGGAATTGTTCTATAAGCTCGTAGTAGTGTTTGTTCTGTTCTCTGGTTACAGTTTGAATTCTACAAGTACCATCAACATGAATGATGCTTGGAATCTTTTCTGCAATGCCTTCTTGGCAATCCATTGCATACATCATATGCGGTGTTTGCTCTAGTCCACGCATATCAAACCATTCGTGTGCATACTCTAACATAATTGTTCCAGCAAAGGGTCTAAAATACTCTCTACGCTTTACTTTGTTTACGTAATCCTTGCCGTCTTCAAATGTTGGATCAAATAATATGCTTCTATTACCTAATGCACGTGGTCCGTTTTCGCTTTTACCTTGAAACATAGTAACAATGTTCTTATTTCTAATCATTTCTACAACTAATTCTTTATCAGCGTCAATAATTGTAGCACCATACTTGTTTGCAGTGTCTTCAATTTGCTCATTAGTATATGTATACTCAAAACCTTCGTAGATTGTTTCTGCATAATGTCTTACAGTTTTGTCTTTGGTAGTTTGATGATATACTAACATAGCCGCACCCATTGCTGTACCTGCATCGTTACTAACAGGTTCAACATATAACTTAATACCTTCTTTGTTCAATTTATCAAGGTACCAGTAGTTTGCAACACAGTTAAGTGCATAGCCGCCACTTAGTACTACGTTTTTATTACCAGACATTTCAACTGCTTTAAAAATAAGGTTTAATACTTCCTGTTGTGATCCTTCTTGTACTGCAAATGCTAAGTCTCTACGATTTTCTTGGGTAGTTAGGTCAGTTTTACTATCAATTATATCTTGTGATGTTTCTAAATACTCATATTTTGCTTCATTTACTAAGGCCGCGTTTGGATATGTAGGAATAACAACATTTCTATCACTTGTACGCCACTTGCCTCCATTGCCGTCGGTATAAATTGGTGGAATATTTGAATTTTTCTTACCATATGGAGCAAGTCCCATAGTTTTACCTGCTTCAATAGGTTGAAATCCACAATATTGTGTTACTGCTTCGTATGCTTTAACAATACCTGCACTATCATCTAATACAAGTTCATGGAATCCTTCTTCGCCTTCACGATCTGATGGAATGTACGGAATACGTGTTCCAGGAAAAGGTCCATTACCACCTTGGTGCTTATATAAAGTTTTAAAGTTATCAGGGTATGCACAATTAAAGATACTTTCACATTCCCATGACATATATTCTTCGTTAAACACACCCATGTTAATGTTCATTGGTATAAATGTACCTGCTCCATCAACAATAACACTTACTGCTGATTCAAATCCCGAACGATAAAATGCACATGCCGCATGTAGTTTATGATGTATATGACTTAGGTCAATTACTTGTCTATGGTTGTGTTGGCCATCTGCTGTGTAAGCATTATCGTTTCTATCAATTAGTCCTAGTTTCCTTGCTAGTCCTGTATACATATCACCTCCACTAAAGTCAATTCTACTTGATTCTGCTAATGGTTGTGTATGTGCTACTACAAGATAATCTAATTTATCTGTGTAATCAAGGAATTTAATCATTGCGGCAAGTGGTCCACCGTCGTATTTCTTTCGAGTTAGACGTTCTTCTTCGATTGAAAATACAATTTCACCATCTTTTAATAATACGGCGCCGCCGTTATGTCCTCTTGTGATTGCTCCAATCCACTGTGTCATATTGTTTCCTTTTATGTTTCTTTATATACTATATGTATTTGCAATCCTGGTGATTGCTGACAAGAACTGAACCTTATCATTAGTCGATCTCTACATCATACGTAAAGTCAACTACAAATACTTTTCTTTCTTCTAATGTAGGATATACACCATGGTAAACTTTACCATCCATAACCACTACATCGCCTGCTATACATTTTATCATATCACTTACTAGTTCACCTGTTACAGGATTCATAGTAATTGCTTTTAATTTACCATTTAATGGTGTTTCTGTGCTTACTGATATTGTGTTTAAGAACATAACACAGGTCATTGTGCGTTGTCCTCTATCTTCATGTGTATGTAATCCTGAAAAAGTATTCTTTGGATATGTTAGCCACCAACACTTTTTAAATTTTACATTTTTAAACTGAAACTTTTCTATAGATTTTTTAATCCACTCTAGATATAGACCTTGTTGATCTATATTATAAGGATATGTAAAGTCATCGTCTTTATATTGTATTACTGCGCCGCCGTAATCTACATGCGACTTTGGTGGATTATCAAATAGTTCTAAAAATTTACTATAGTCTGTATATTTGTCTTTACTAATCCAATAGTCAGGTATACGTCCGTTATAACATAGCCAAAAAAAGTCTTTGTCGCCTTGATATGTAGTATCTAAAGTTTCTATATCCACTATATTACACCTTCATATTCAAAGTCTACAACAAATACATGTCTATCTTCTAGTGTAGGATAAGATCCGTGCCATACTTTACCATCTAAGATTACCATTTTGCCTTCAATAGGCTTATGTGTTAAGTAAGTGATTTCACTGTTTGTTGGCTGTAGTGTAGTTAAACAACCTGCTAAAGGATATTCTACACTTGGATTTGGTGTGTCTAAAAATAACACACTTGTTAGTTGTTTTCCAGGTTGATGTGAATGTAATCCGCTGTATGCACCTGGTGGATATTTTACGCCCCATGCTTTTTTAAAATCTTTTATTCTAATAGGCAAATTTTGTAATTGAAACTTAATAAAGGACAAGTACTCTTCTCTAGGATCAATGTCTGTAGGATATTGCATATCTTTTTTATAATATAAAGTTCCGTTACCATAGTCAACATGTCGATCGTTAGAATTATCAAACAACTTTAAAAACTTTTTATAACCCGCATAGTATAAATCATCTACTACCCATGTATCAAGTGCCTGTAACCTTTCTGAACTAGGATCAAACATTGTTGAAATGCCTCCTAGAAACTGATCTGGTGATTCTATCGGATCGCTCATTTTACTGACCTGTATGACCTAAGATTTTTGCTTGTTGTTTATTACCATGTGATGCCCCATCTGCATGTACTACTCCATGAGTTGGGCAGACCTCCCCTTGCTCTTGTTGCGGTTTGTAGTTTCCTGTGTAACTTCTTGGTTTCCCCAAACGCTTGCGAGCACTTGTAATAATCTTTTTAAAACTTTCATCGGTTAACTCCATAACTTCGTCATTAAATCTTTCAATTGAATCTTCCATTGTAAGTCTAATAGGACTAAACTTACGTCTACCTTCTCCTAGATCAATAATATCAAAGTCAGGAGAATTAGGATAAGAAATATTAATTGGATATGTACTTCCAATAACACTAGTACATGTTGTCCCTAATGCTTTTGCCATATGTTGTCCTAAACTATCACATCCAATAAAATGATCAGCAATTTGAATTACACTTGACCATACTCTTACATCGGGTATTTGTGGAACTGCTACCGGAACTTTAGTATTTTCTTCAACTACAACAGGAAATTCGCTCATTATAATTACAGCATAGTCATCACGTAAATCTTTACAAATACGTATAACATCATTTAGATGAAAGCTTCTGCTTGTACCGTCAATTACAAAGTCGCCCATGTTTTCGGCTGTACGACCAAATGGTTGAAACACTACTACTTTGTCTTTACCTGTTACTGCTTTAATTTCTTCAACAACTTTATAACCTTGTACAAGTTCATGCTTGTTCATATGTATTGTTGGGTCAGGTAAATCTCTAACGCCTTCGTTATTAATTGCAATATCAAATGCTTGTGCTAAACTACACTTTTGATTATAATATTCCCAAACTCTGTATGGTTCTGGTGAGTAACAATCTCTGTCTTTAATATAATCTTTAAACAAGTTTTTATGCCAGTTGTCGTATGCTAGTTCATGTAGTTGCGGATGACCTTTATAAAAGTCCATTCCTCCTTCACAAACAATAATAAAGTCTTGATCTGTTTTGTAGAGTTTTTCAAACGCTGGAATACTTGCGACAACTCTGCCTGCTCCACCGTTGATAAAATATGCTTTTTTGCGTTCCAATGTTTTCTCCTGTATAGTACAAATATTTATTGGTAGGATACTTTATAGGAGGCTGATCTGGTAGTCATAAAAAAAGGGCCTAGTGGCCCTTAATTTATTAATTTATAATGCTAAATCTATTTTTTACCTGCAACCTTTTGAGCGGCAACTGCTACGTCAATAGCAAATGCACCATCTCTGTACGGATCTTCTGGATCTGCTGATGCGTCTGGATCACGCATATCTTTTGGTACTGTAGGAAACATCATAACTGCTTGCCATGGCTCGTAGCCGTTTGCTTGTGCCCAAGCTGGCAAATCTCTTAGTCTTTGTCTGTAATCTTTCCAAGTCTGTTGAATAGATTCAGGAGCATCTGTCTGTCCAACTTTAGCGTCTGTGTCATGTAATTGTGAATCTCTAACATCTCTAAGATCTTGCCATGTTAGATCCATTTTTGTACCTGTAGCGGCCCAATCATGAATACCAATATTAAATGTTTCTGTAGCAAAATCATATGTGATGTTTTGATCGTCATATACGTCTCTTGGCTCTAATTCGTCTGTGTATTCAACGTCCATATAACCGTCTGGAGCGTCCCAAAGAACTTTCCATTCTCTTTGACGTCTTAATTGTACACCTTCTTCTTTACCATCATCATTACCAATTTCACATAGTAAAGGATTTTCTTTACAGTCAACAGTAACTCTTGTAATATCTGCGGCAGTTGGTCTTTCAAGATCCGCTTTTTCCCATAAACACCAACCAGATTCTTTTTGGTAGTTGTCTGTATCTGCAGGGTCATTACCTACTTCAAACGTTAAAAATTCAGGACCTTTATAAGTAAAGGTGCCGGTTCTTCCGTTTTCAAAACTATTTTTTCTCCACTCGTCCCAAATTGGGTAAGTAAATGTTTTTTCAATTTTTCTCATGTTATTCAGCTCCTAAAACTATTTATCATTTACATGAATGTTATTCGAACAACGCCTGAGCCGCCTTGTCCAGATCCACCTGCACAGCACTTAGCCCAGTTACCACAATATGAACTAACGCCTGGCATTCCGCCACCTGCTGGCCACTCAATATGGCAACCGCAGTTACACCATCCTTCGCTAGTTACTGATACTGTCATTTTACCAATTAATGGAGGTTGTCCTGATCCTGAATACTGATACACACAGTGACAGTAACCATGTCCTGGCTCCCATCCTGTAGATCCCATCATTCCAAAATCTGCTCCAAAAATTCCGCATATATTACAGTTTTCACAACCAAAGTGAGTGTGTCTTGGACCCCATGCGTCTCCGTTACACATCCAGCCACCACAGCCGCCTACTGTACAAAAATTCGATAAGTTATGTCCGTTTACATAACTCTTACAACCCATACTTGCACCACAAGTATGTGCTTTACCACACGGCCAAGCACCACCAGCACATACACTGTACTGACATCCTGGAGATGTTGCAATAGTCTTAGACCCATAATTGCCTCCAGCGCCGCCAATTGAAAATGAACAACAGTTACAACAAGTGTGGCCTGGGCCACCGCCTCCGCCTGACCAAATTTCAAAAGTTACTGTACTTGCACCATCTGGTACACACCAGTAACAGCATTTACCGTTTGCTTGCTGACAACAACCTGATTGTCTAGCACACTGATGACATTGCATGCCACGTTCGTTGTAGATCCATTGCACACCCATGTTGTTACCATTACCATGAGCAATATCTGCTGAGGTAATCGATGCGTCTGTTATGCTGTCATTTGCTACTTTTTTATAACTTGCGTATGTTGCCATTTCTTATCCTTACTATGCGAATGTTATTCTTACCATGCCTGATCCGCCCATATTACCACCTGCACAACATTTTGCCCAGTTACCACAATATGAACTCTGTCCTGTTTGTCCGCCGCCTGCTGGCCAGTTAACATAACATGCACAGTTACACCACGCTTCTGCGTTTGCACCTGCACTATGTCTGCCTACAAAAGGTGCCGCACCTGACATTCCCCAGTCTGCTGATTTACATTGACATCCACCGTGTCCGCCTGTTACTCCGGTTGATCCCATGATTCCAAAGTCTGCTCCAAAAATTCCGCAAATTAAACAGTTTGCACATGTTTGTGTATGGTTTGGTCCCCATGCACCACCGTTACACATCCAACCTGGACATCCACCTACTGTACAAAAATTACTTAAATTTGCCCCATTAACATAACTCTTACAACCCATACCTGCTACACAAGTATGTGATTTACTACAACGCCATGTTCCACCTGCACAAATTGAATATGTACAACCTGGACATGTATTAATAGTTTTTACACCGTAGTTACCGCCTGATCCACCTGCAGAGTGTGTACAGTTGTTACAGCAAGTAGCGCCTGCGCCACCGCCTCCACCTGACCAAATTTCAAATACTACTTTTGAAGTGTTAGCTGGAACTGTCCAGTAACAACACTTACCATTTGCTTGTTCACAACAATCGCCAGCATCTGAACATGCTTGACAATACATGCCACGTTCATTATAAACCCAAAATACACAATATTTGTTACCAGCGCCTGCACCTAGTTTAGACGCCGTAATACTATTGTCTTGGAAATTGTCTGCTGTTAATGTTTTATAACTTGCGTATGTTGCCATTATTTTCTTTCCTTATACAAATGTTATCTTTACTATGCCAGATCCGCCTTGACCTGAACCACCTGAACAACATTTTGCCCAGTTGTTACAGTAACTAGATGTTCCTGGTACGCCGCCGCCTGATGGCCAAACAATATGACATCCACAAGCACACCATGCTTCGTTGGTAGTTGTACCAGCGTATACACCCATACCTGCGGCCGCTCCTGTCCAACCTGTTTGTCCGTGACATCTACAAGTTGTTGTACCTGCTTTCATACCCATGCCGCCCATCATTCCGAAGTCAGCACCAAATATTCCACAAATTAAACAGTTAGCACAGTTTGATACAGCATGTCTTTGACCCCATGCGTCTCCATTACACATCCAACCGCCACATGCACCAGTAACACAAAAGTTACTTAGATTGTGACCGTTTACATAACTTTTACAACCCATGCCCGCTGAACAAGTATGTGACTTACCACATGGCCAACTTCCGCCTGCACAAACACTATATTGACATCCTGGATTAGTATCTACCGTTTGTATTGCATAGTTACCACCTGCTCCGCCAATAGCAAAAGAACAACAGTTACAACATGTGTGTCCTGGACCACCGCCGCCACCGCCCCAGATTTCAAATGTTACTTTATAAACATTGTCTGGTGCACACCAGTAACAACATCTACCATTTGCCTGTTGACAACAGCCACTATTTCTAGCACACATATGGCATTGCATACCACGCTCGTTAAACACCCATTGCGTTCTACGACAAGCGCCTGCTCCAGGAGTCAGCTTAGATCTAGTAATAGATCCATCTGGTATTCCTTCCGAAGTAATCTTCTTATAACTGCTGTATGTCGCCATCTACGTTTCCTTAATAATTCTTTATACAGTAAAGATACGCCATCCGTAGCTATCGCCCGAATAAACAATATCAAAAGCCGCGCCTTCTGAATTGACAGTTAAGTCTGCACTATCACCTTGTATTAGTTTACTGTTTCTACCTAGTGTTAAAGCATTGGAATCAAAAGTTTTTCTTAAGTCGAAGAATCTTACGATATCACCCACTGCTGGACTACCTGGTAAAGTAACTGTAAAGCCGCCACCATTAGTGTCACAGAACAACTGTTGTCCTGATTGTGCCGAATATGTTGTTGTCACTGTCACGCCATTTAAAACACCAACTGGTAACCAAGCTGTACCATTGTATAATTCTAAGTTTGTTAACTCAGTATTAAACCTTAGTGCGCCTGCTCCAGCGTCTGCTGTTCTTTGTGCCGTAGTTCCAAAAGGGACAGTTAAACCTGGTGAACCTACTGATAATCTTCTTCCCATTGCTTTATCCTATCCTTATGTTATGCCGCCGGTACGGCTGTTTCAATACCCATAACCATTGAGGTTACAGATGCTTGACTTGATCTTACCACAACTTTTTTAGTTGCGTCAATTACAATACCAGTTCTCTCTAGTACGCCATTTGGACCAACGGATACATCATACTCTAAGTATTCTGCCGCTCCTGGTGTATCTCCAGTACTTGTTGATAATCTAATGTTTGTTGTATTCGAACCTCTGTTACAAAAGTTGATAGTAACAACACTATATGTATCAGCTGGTACTGTATAGATCGTAGTATTTGTATTTGCTGAAAGATCGCTTGATCCTAATATTCCTGATGCCATTTTATTACTCCTATGTTAGTATTTAGCCATTATGTTTTACTTGTTAAAAAGTACGCAAATGCAACTGGACTTCCACTTACACCGCCGTTAAAGTTCATTCCCGTAGTTACAGTAATTGGACTATTATCGGTTGTACCTATTGTATTACCAGTAATATTTATTTTACCTGCTGTAACTGCGTTAACGTTCAGAGAGCTACTACCTCCACCAATCTGTGAATTGATGTATGTAATAATTGCTCTTTGTGTCGGAACAACGTTATCTGAATTACCACTAAATGTACCATCTGTACTAAATTCATTAATAACAGCGCCGCCTTGTCCTAAGCCAACTGCACCTAGTGACAATTCTTGTAGTCCTGCTAAACTAAATGCACTTGTATTCAAGCTCGCAGATCCTGTTGACTGTTCAACGTTGAACAATCTACCTACTCTAAAGTTACCATCTTGGTCAGTACTTGTGTAGAATATTCTACCTCCGCCAGCTTCGTGAACTTCGTCATTTGGATCGTTAGCAACAGATGGTGTTCCTGGATAGTTTGTACTTGCAAAATTACCTGTACCAATATCTAGGAAGTCATGTCCTGTTAATCTAACTTGACTAAATCGTTTTCTTATTGTAATGTTAGTGCCATGCTCTGGAGCAGTTTCAACTCCTAAGTCTGGTGACACTTGTAAGTTAGCAGTATAGTTTCCTGCACTGCCTAACAATTCTCTAACAAACACAATTTTAAAGAATCTACTATCGCCATCAAGTTGTAAGTTTGCACCTTCAACTGGAACATCACTCATTCCGTAAACGTTCATAAATTGTGCTGATTGATAAATGTCAGCATAACCATCACCTGTTACAGTACCNCCAGCTGTTTCAAAGTCTGTACCTCTTGCAGTCCATGTAGGCTGTGCTAGTACACCATTACCAACTCTACATTGCCATGGAACTTCAGTAGTTTCACTTGGATCTGTAATTGTTAGTGTCGGAGTACTTGTATAACCGCTACCTGGATTAATAATGTAGAACTGTGTAATTCTGCCAGTTGTAACACCTGCTCTAACTTGAGCACCACTACCACCGCCACCAACTACTTGGATTCTTGGTTCAATACTA